CGAGTTGTGTACCAAATACATTTGCTAAGGTCTTGAACATCGTGCCCTTTGTAAGAGTAGCGCCATAGGTACTTCATCGCGTTACCTTTCAAATAGCCTTTAAACTCAGTAGGCGACATGCTCGCCTCAATAGCTTTGATACACTCAACACCGCCTGTGTTGTAGTGGTCTGGTTTGTTAACCGGATCATTCATCCTTAATACCTTTCTGTAGTGACGTTTGCGTCATTACTGTTGCTAATATTCCCATAGCTAATATCGTTTGTCATTGAAGTAACGTGAATCAATAGTAGGCCAATCCTACAATCGTGAATTTTTTCGATAGTGTTTTGCTTGGCGGCAGCTGTGACTCTTCCACGATATCAAATCGTGTCTCCCCTTTTCGGCAGATTAGATACAACGGTTCGTTGTCTGTGGACCGTGGTCTATATGTTTTGCTTTCGTCTGCACAAACGATTTGGCTTTTTGATTTAGAAAGATGCGGGAAGCGCTTACGCATACTATCAGTACAAAACTCTGGTTTGATTTGAACTCGAAACAGATCATCACTTATTGATACGTGTACGTAGCGATCGTTTATAGCTTTGGTATTGTCCATGTCGTATCGGACAGGTACTCTATGGATTCCCGGTAGGTCGTCGTGTATTGCCGGGTCAATTTCTTCTGGGTCTACACCAAGAAAGTTAGCTAATTTGATGGTAGCTGTTGGGCCTAGCTCGGTAATACCATTTAAGTACTGACTAAACGCGCCTTGAGTCCACCCAAGTTTTTCTGCTGCTTCGACTTGAGTTAGCTCTAGTTGGTGTTTCTTTCGTTCCCATATTTTACGTAAGTTGGTCACAGCTATGGGGAGCCCTTTCTTGGCTTTTGACATCGTACGGATCCGGTAAACAGATGGATTGTATGTAGTCCGCGACTTCCTTTCGCGGTACGCAATGTTCCATATAGTACTGTTTACTAATATTAGTTGTCCATTGTTTCTCTAATAAAATGAGCGCCGTATTTTCAGCACCAAGAATCAAGCAAGCATTGTTTTTGTATTCATATAAAAGATTGAGCCACTCAATTTGCAGTAAGCTCAGTCCAAGTCGAAGGTTTGTTGTGTCGCGTTTGGGGAGTTGTTTGAGGTATTTGTATTCGGCCCACAGAGAACCTGTTGGCCCCATATAGAATGCATCTGGCACACCGCCGTTGTAGCGGTCATGGATTTTCCATTTGATAACGTTGTTATGCAGTGAACGATGCACAGATCGGATAAAGCTATGCTCGTTCACTGCACTTACTCAACTACAGAGCGGTGTTTTCAAACTGCTCGAAGATACCTTCGGCTAGTTTGTAGTCGTCTGCCATGGTCCAACCGACAAAGTCGATGTCCAAGTTCATCCAAGTGTTGTTACCAACAGTTACTGGTACAGACTTCAACTTCCACAGGCCTGCGAAACGGTCGCCGCCCTTGATGTTGATTTGACTGTTCCAGTTTTTACTGGGCTTCAGCTTGGATGCTGCAAAGTCCATAAGCACAGGGGCGCTGAGCTCACCGGTCTTTGGGTCTTTGATTAGCAGAAGGTGTGTATGTGTAGGCCGAATAGCATAGTCGACGGGCTGATCAGTAGCTGATACAGCTTCGCGGGCCTCTGCTTCGGTCTTGAACGTACCAAGAAGACCGCCACCTTTTTCACGGTCTTTCCATACAACAAACTCGTCTTTGAATTTGATGTTGATGCAGTACAGTTCTTCGCCGTATAGCTCACGAGTTAGTGAGTTCATAAAGTCACCGTCACCTGCGCCCTCGATATGATTTGGGTGGTGCTTGTCGACTTCGTCCGACATTTTTTGTAGTTGCTTGACGCGTGGGATAGTTAAGCTAGACCCATTTACGTCTTCGTTACCACGGCCGTTACCCTTTGCAACGTGTGCTGGTACTTTGTCATCGGTTAATGCTAATGCTAGTTCACTCATATTTAGTTACCTTTAAGTTAGTTAGTTACAGAGTTCTGAAGTTGATGCGACGAATTTCGCGCGGCTGTAGACCGGGAACGTTCTCGCCAATTTTGAGAAGCTCACGGTATGCAGTCGATGAGATGCGTCTTTGTATTAGTGAGAAGTCACCCGTTTGGATAACGTGTTGATACAGGGCGTCCCAATCTTGAACGTCCGGTACGACTTCTTCGTTGATAGATACAGAAGCAACTTCGTTTGCCGTACGTGACAATCCTTCTGTATCTAGTTTCTTAAGAAGAGCTATGTCCACTTCGGACTCCTGCTCTCTTAAAGCTTTTAGCTGTCCATTTAGGTCAGCCATTTGTTGTTTGATGTCTTTCTTTTGATCAATCAGTTCGTTGATGTTCATGCGACTTCCTTCATTGAGTTTAGATCTTTGAGTATCGTTAATAGGTTCTCCATGCGGCCGAGTTTGCCTTGCAGCTTTTCGTACACGCCGGGTTCCCAGGTGTCTTCGGCTGCAATATGGATGACCTCAGTTCGTTTAGTCTGGCCGGCACGATAGATACGACGGTTGAACTGCTGGTAGTGTTCAGCGTTGTATGTAGGTGACGCCCAGATAACAGCTGTTGCTGTAGTCATGGTGAGACCGTGACCCGCAGACTGTGGGTGTGCGAACACAACCTTGAGCTGCCCAGCCTGCATGCGGTCGACGATGTCTTTGCGTTTGTTAGCAGGGGTACTGCCGTCAATGACACCGTATTTGATACCGCGCTTTTCAGCCTGAGCGACTAAGAAGTCGCGTTCGTGGGACCAGTTGAATGCAACTAACGAATGGTTACGCTGCTCAACTAGCTCCATTACAAGGTTGTATCTTTCTTCGTGTAAGCCAACGACATCACCACTTTCGTCGTAAACTGCGCCTGTACAGAGCTGTAGAAGCTTCTTTGTCAGGGCCCCAGCATGTACGGCGTTAATGGTGGCCTCGCCAGTCCACAACACATTGTCATCCGCCAGGTCTTTGTATGCTTTAAGCATAGTTGGAGACAGCTGGGTGGTGACGGTGTGATAGGACTGCTCAGGCATGTCGATGCATTCTTCGAGCTCGTAGCGGATGTTTATGTCCTTGATTGCAGCAGCAACCATGAGCTCAGCATCTGGCTTGTCTTTCCATTCGTTGGCAAACCCATTGAACATGGGCGTACAAACATTACTTCTGAAAGAATAGAACCGATGACCAAGCCGGTGCCCGTCGTCTACGATGAGCGTCGGATGCCAGATGTCACAGATTGTGTTGCTGTTTGGCGTACCTGACATAGCAATGCGGTAGTCAAACAACTTGGCAACCTTTAGCGCGGCTTTACTACGCTGGCTATCTTTGTTCTTAAACGCAGTGAACTCATCAATACATAAGGTGTTGAAGCCGTCGAGTACGTGCTGGTTCTTGACCAGCCACTTAACAGCATCGTGATTAGTGATGATGATTTGTGCATCAGACTCAAATGCTTTGGCACGATTGCGTGCATAAGCAACTGTGTATGTCAGGTCGGGCGTAAACTTTTTAATGTCATCGGCCCATGACGCTTCCAAGATAGACAGCGGAGCTAGCACAAGCATGCGACCTTCAGGGCGCTGCATGTATGCGTCTAGCACGCTACGAGTTTTACCCGTACCAGGGTCTGATGTGACAAGCACTCTGGGATTGGTGGTAATGAAATCAGTCGTCACTGACTGATGCTCAAATGGTTCTAGCATGGTTCATCCTTGTAGCAGAATATTAGTACAGCTAATATTATCAGGCAAGGGAAAACCTAAGCCGGGTTGACAGTAACCCACTGATAAGTGGGGACAGGAACAGACAGCTTTTTGGCAATCTGAACGTTGCGTGTTTCGAACACGAGAACTTCGCGAACGATCGTACGCTTGAGTAAGTACAAAACAACAGACACAACCAGACCGCCAATCATGGCAGCCATCATGCCGCTGTATGTACCAGCAAACGCCCACATCAAGAAGCCTGTAACAGCTACATCGATTGGGATGTCGTACGAGACGACGCGGCGAATGCCGAACTTAAATATCAGAAACAGTAGTCCGAGAGCGGACAGTAAACCAGCGATCCACATTGTATTTACTCCATAAAAATTTGATAAGTAGGATGATTTGCGCAGCTTCCAACAGGAAGTACGAAGCTTTAAGCAGGTTGGTTATCAGTGTCATTCATGTATTTCCATAAGTAGTAGGTCAACGCGCTTGTAGCTACTAGACCTAGTAGGCCTTGTAACGCGAAGCTGAGGGCTTGCAGAGAAATGGTTGCACCAACAAGTGCAAGTAATCCAGACAGGCCGTAGCGTGCAACTTTTTGCATGACTATCTCCATTAGTTGTTGAAGGGGTTTGTCCCGCCGCAGCGAGTAGTAACTAGAGGGAAAAACCTACTAGCCGCGACGGGACTTCGCGTATGTCAGTTAGGCGTTAACGCCCCACAGACATTCAGGGTGCTCTCCTTTGCGATAGGAGCACCAGCGACAGGCTGAGTTACTGGGTGTTGGAGCAAACTCAGTTTCTGTCGTCATTTTTACACCACGTTCATGAAAGCTCGGCATGAACTGCATAGCTTCTTTACGGGTGTAATCTTGTGTAGCAGTTTCAGCTTTATCCAAGTACCAGAGCTCAGTACGTACATACTCAAGATCAGGATCCCTGGCGAATGCTGCAATTGCGTACAACAAACATTGTTGGCTGTGTGCAATCTCATTACCAAACCGTTTACCAGTTTTGTAATCGATAACACGAGCCGATGTTTTATCTTGTTTTACGTAAGCATCGAGTTTGATTCGTGCCCACGTGTCGTTTGACAACCAGCCGGTTGGTTCCCAATCAGTAGTAAAGCCCCACTCACCTTCTAACTCGACAGTGCCGTCAAGGTAGCCAGCTCGTAGTTCAGCAAACTGTGCTTCGAACTTCATTAGTGAGTCAGGGAACTCTTCGATACGGCCGTCTACATATTGCTCAGCTTCATCGTGGATTTGTGAACCACGGTCAGCTGCAGGGCTAGACGGTTCTGGGATACGTTTCACACGAGAGATGTATGTGCGGTACGGACACTCTTCAAATACTTTGAGTGCCGAGTAAGACCAGGCAACAACTGGACCGAATGTAGTTGGTTTACTTAACGGCTTGAGGGTGTCAGGCCGCTCCTCCTGAGTCATGACAACCATAAACAGCTCCTTGTTGGTTTGTTCATATTAGTCACACTAATAACTATTTGTTTAAAATCAAGCGTTTATCTTGATCATCAAAATGTTGTTCAATGACTTCGGACAGTTGTTCGTTGTCTACGGTCCACTCAACTACAATGCCGCGAGCAGCTTCAGTAGTACGCCCGACTCCCGGGACACGTTTACGTTGTACGCGTAACCCATTTCTATCGAGACGTTTATGGAACTCACGGTTTGCAATTACCGGATGCTGTTCTGTTTGTGTGTGATATACAGTGCGGAGATGCTCAACTGGGATAACGGATACGCCGTGTTTGTCTGCGTCAGCAATCCAAGCTTTTACAAATCGTTGTGCACTAACGATCCGTCCAGTGTTGAATGTATCGTCCAACCCAATCTCGAGTACGTCTAAGAAGTACTGAAGGTTGCCACGTTGTAGTGCTTCGCAGAACTCCTCGAATACAGACATCGTTACAGTACGCATCTCATCCTTGGCTGCATTGTTCATGCAGGTACGAGCCATACGTTTATCTACGTCGAAGTTGGCTAGGGCCCCCGCAAATGTATGTAGCTCAGTTTCTAGCTCATCAATACCTTCGATAACTTCAGGCAGTGCTACTTCAAGCTTTGTTTCCTGGCGAGGGCTGACGTTGTAACGTCTGTCGCCAGGTTCAATCTTTACAGCGTCTGGCCTGTTCGTCAGGAAGATAAAGTTAGTGTATGACGGCAACTCGATTTGGTTGGCGCGCATAGCGCGAATTGTCATGGTGGGCTCTGTGATTTGGTTCTTGAGCTTGTCAGCCATCCGTAGGCTACCACCATGAGCATCCGTCATACGGAACTCATCTACGACTAAGAACAGCGCGCTACGCATGTAGAGGTTGAACTGTTCTTCGATATTTTCGAGTGACTTCATTGGCACGTGGGAATGCCCAAACAATGGTTTTAAGATTTTGTTGGCAAATAAACCTTTACCAGTGCCTGGTATGCCTGTGAATATCCATGCAGTCATCGACTTGCGTCGTGTCTGATAGATGTATGCGAGCCAATTAATAAAGTGTTCTGTTTCTGCTGCACCTGAACCAAGCATGTGGTGGATTAGTTTGTATGTAAGCGGAACAACATCTGAGAGCTGAGCTGCAGTACCGTATGTAAGCTCAGGTGCATCAGCAGGCTTTAACATGTAGTCGGTCTTGCGATACATATTCACATAGTAAGGTGTTTGTTCCATTTGGACTGACGGTGCGTCTGTGCATGGGTCAAACACTACCTGTGCATCTGGAATGAAGTCAGGTTCTTGCCGGCCGTGACTACGCATGAAGCTTTGAATGCTTGTCTTTTGCGTAGGTGTTAGCGGGAAGTCATCATCAAATTGATTAATGTTAGGATCAAATAAACCGTTGTAGTAAGTATCAGTATAAAAATCCCGAAGAGCCACAGGCCGAGCAACACGACCACGATCAGCAAGTTCTTGGCTATAGGTATCAAAGATAGAAGCATAGAACTCACGATCGGCTTTTTCGATTTCAAAAACTGGTTCGTCTTTGAAATTGTACATATAAGTCGGGTCGTCAATATTGAACCAATACGCTCCACTGTCGCCTCCATTGATATTACAACGTACGAACGGCAGGCTTGTTGTGTCAATGATTTGTACGGACATTTGATCAGGATTAAGCAGTACGTCTTGTACTTCTCCAGAGATCGTAGTTGTTTGTAGCCTAGCTTTTTTAGGCTTAAGACCGTTGCGTTTACGCAAATCATCTTTGAACTTGATGCCTGCTTGGTGCGTAGCTTCTGGACTTACTTCGTTTAGTAACGGTGCTAAGTCGATAGCTGGTTGATTACGCTCTACAAGTACAAGTCTGTCGTCTGTAGTTTGGAATGGGTCTAAGTTTTCATCTTCGTAATCAGGTGGTGAAATGAAGATAAGCTTGCTGTTGTCAGCTACAGATGGATCAAGTGGGTACTTGAGCGCTTGTCCGTTGACTGACAACTCCAGCTGCGAAGAGAACATATCGACTGTGTAGTTGATATGTTTGAGCCATAGCTTAATCGTTTTAACTGGTAGTGGAACCTGAAGTCCGATGTACACGTGCATTGACACGCGGTCGCCCTTCATACCCATTGAGCTGCTTGCCTGGGCGATGTACGTAACATCTTGGAAAGCTGGTGGCAGCTGTGTGATTACAGAATCAGCAATACGTTGGATGTCAGCTGCAGTGAGTTGTATTTTGTTTGTAAAGCCAGGGACAGTCATGCTGTCCAGATCTAAAACAATGTACTCAGCGTACGCGTTGCGGTCTGTGTGACTAGCTCGGCTTTCGTTGTTGAGTTCTTTTTTTAATCTGCCTTTAAGAAGAGAGTGGCCTTCGGCCGAGTGCTTACGCAGTAAGGAGGAAAAGTCGCGCATGCCCTCAGCCGAAGGAGTAACGTCATAGTGATGAGAGGTCACTGCTTTGACATTAGGATAAGATTTAGTCTCAGTAGCTGAGACGTGTTTAGTGAGCCGTAGTCCGTTGCTCGACTCGATAAACACAAGTTGCATTGGTCCTCCAATCTACACCCGTAGGTGTGTTCTTACTTTGCAGGATGTTTTGAGTTGTAAATCTCAATCCTGTCTACGTCCAATGGGATTTCGCTATCGCTTTCGAAAGCCAATCGAACGTTATTTTTACTTACTTTGCTGACTTTGACAGACATCAGGACGTTACCGTTGTCGTGGATGACAACCTCTTCGTCTAACTTCCGTGTCAGTACTAGCCTGCTCATTTACTGTACGCCTTGTCGTAGCCACCTTCTGCGGCTAACGGTAAATCTGGAGCCCATGTTGGTGCGATACACATAAGCTCAATAATTGTATCCATAACATTGTTAGCATCTGTTTCGGGCGCAACGCAAACGATTTCATCGTGTACGGTTAGAACAACCCGTCCGCCGATCCGATCCATGTATGTAGCAATGCGAGCGATACCGTCTGTAATAACAATTCGTGCCAGAGCTTGAATAATATTCTCTGTGATACGGCCGCCCCATGTAAATTCCGATTTGTTTCTACTTACATACGAATACTTATTAATACCTGCAGGTCTGAGTTCCGGGTATGACAGTGCCATGCCGTTGGGCAAGCCAATGGCGTTTCGTTTGATAGTAAATACGCGGTAGTTAAAGTTGTGTTTGGTGCGGTCTAGTGTCCACTTAAGTATTTCGCTAGACCGTTCCCAGAACTGCGGTATGCCTGGATAGGATGACCTGTATGTATCAACAACGTCGAATGCTTCGTGTGTTGTGAACTCCATCGGGGGGCCCATAGCTCCTGACTTCAACGTTGCTTGGAACTTGTTTGCGCCCATGCCGTAGCCAAGACCCAAGATAGCGGTCTTACCTACAAACCTCTCTGTCGGATCATCAATCTTGTTGATAGGTCGTCCATATACACGGCTGGCGAACTGGCTATATACGTCTTCGTTACGTTCAAACGCCTGGAGAAGCTCTGTTTCGTCTGCAATCCAAGCGAGCATGCGTGCTTCGATGTTGCTCAAGTCAGCTACATACACAAGACTCCCAGGTGGTGCGGTGAGCGACTTACGTATCTCACTGCCACGAGGTAGATTTTGCATGTTGATTTTTTCTGTACCGCCAAAGCGACCAGTGTGTGCTGCGTAGTATCGAAGGGGCACGCTGAGCGTACCGTCTTCGTTACATGCATCTAAGAAGCGTTGTGCTCGTGTCTCTGCAATACGTGATTTGACAGCGACGCGTGCGTCCCAGATGTGCTGCAGCTCGGGATGTTTGTCGCATAGCTGTTTATAGCCTGCGTCGTTCTTGCCGAGTGCCGGTATCTGTTGGCCTGTAGTTGGAGATTTTTTGGTGGGTGCGTTGATGTTGTGTTCTGTTTTTAGGTATTCGGTGAATTGTTGGTTGCTTGATAGAACTTTCCTGTCGATGCCTGATGCTTCAATCAGTTGTTCAGAGTTTGTAATCTGTTGGTCTCGGTATTTCGTCAATCGTTCTCGGTCTACCATTAGTGTTGGTTCAACGAACATGCGTGTTGTCATGTCGATGAGGTCCATCTCAGATGGCGGGTAGTCTTGCCACATCTCTTCAAAGATTGCGTATGTCAGGTCTACGTCCTGTTGGCAGTAGCCTGCAATCTGTTGTTCGATGTCTGGCGGTAGGTCGACAATTCCTTTGGCATTGACGAGTTCTTCGCCTTTGCGCATGTCAGGATTGTCTGGAAACATACGTTCGGCTACGTCAGCCAAGCGCGCTGATTGCCCGGGCCAACGGCCGCGAGCCATGGCAGCAGTATCGTAGTAATACTTGGGTCGAACGTTGTAGTACTGGGTAAGTATGTATGCGTCGAACATTGCGTTGTGTGCAACGACAGCAGTGTCATCCCAGGCAACAGACTGTATGAAGTCTGCTACTTCGTCTTCACCGAGCCATGTGGTTTCGTCTTCGTCAATGAAGCGGTAACCCATGCCCCACACTTTGAAGCGTGGGTCACGGATATACTCCATGGTTGTCATTTTTGTGAGGCTAAACTTCGGGTCGAAGTAAGTCTCAAAGTCCAGGAATATCGTCGTCATGTAAGTCTTCCCAACGGTTATCGTACAGCTGCTCGAGCTGTAGTACGTTTTCTACTTCGCGTGCTGCATTAACCTGCAGTTCGATTTCTTCGAACTGATCAGTCAGTTCTTTCGCCAAGTCGGGACGACGAGACTTTAGCCATACATACGTATAGCTGTAGAGATCATATTGGTTTGGGTTATTGCGACGTTCACGTTCTTCCTTGCGTGCTAGGTCTAAGTATTCTTGTGCATTCATAACTACCTCCTGTAGTTCTATGATTAGCCGCACTAATAATTTAGAACAGCGGATCGTATATCTCACCGTTTTCTAGACGTTGTTTGAGAGAGCGGTATTGGCTCCACAAATGTTCAGACGGTATACCGTCCCAGTCAGCGTTGGATGCTTTGCTGTAAGCTTCATCAACTGCATCTTTGAGTGACATAAGATTTTCTTTTATGCGTCCCATTACTGAGTCTCCATGTAAATCGTCTCACCCCATGGGGCTTCACGGTTTTTACTAGTACTTACCCATAGCACGGGGTAATGGGGCTCGTCACCAAATTCATCGCACTCAAGGTCGGTAAGGTAAACACATGCTTCAATGTTGTGCATCGAACTATTTAGATGTTCGAAGGCAGGATAAAAGCGTGTACCACCACGACCGGTGAATGTAGGGGGTTCTTCAAGCATATCGTTGATGTCTTCCCATTCGTATTCGTCATTAACTCTGGTATCAACACCAAGGCAAATGATGCGTTCAGGGGAGGTTTCTTTGGCGACAGCAACGATCTCGGACCAGAACTGATGTAGTTCTGCGTCAGAGACTGAACCGCTGGTGTCAACACAGATGGCGATGGCGCCAGCAGATTCATTGAACATAGATGGTATGTATTCGTCCTCGCTTATGTATGCGCGGTTAGGTTTACGCCATGAGTACTCATCACGGCTGGTGTTTGTAAAGAAAGGCCACAATACAGTACGCCAGTCAACGACAGGCTCGAGTACGTCTGTGATTAGAGTTTCAAGGTGGCCAGGTAGTTTGCCTTGAGCTTTAGCTAGCTCAGCGGCTTGATTGACAGCTACTTGCCAGTCGCTTTCGACTGCAGCATTTGAACTGCCGTCTATAGACTGTTGTCCGGCGTCTTGTACAAGACCCCAGGCAGGCATCTCGACAACGTGTCCGTCTTCGAACAGCTTGTTGTAGATAGCCTCGGCTGTCATGTCTTTGTACTTACCTTCGGTATCGACAATGCCGCCTTCGGGTAAGACAAAGTTACATGCAAGCAAGTGATCGTTGATGGTGTAGTCACATGCTACGTTCCACACTTTCGGATCACGTTCTTGTCGACGTGTCATGTGAGTGAACACACAGTGCAACACTTCGTGGGCGATAAGGCCAACAAGTTCGTGAGACGTAAGTTTGTCAACAAACTTAGCGTTGTACATAAGACGGCTGCCGTCAGTAGCAGCAGTATCTACTTCGTCAGTTTCGATAATTTTAAGGCGTAAAGCCAAGGTGCCGAAGAACGGTTGGTCCATCAGCAACTTGGCACGTGCCTTGAGAAACTTGTTCTCAATAGACATATCAATCTCCTAGTAGTGCAGAGGTGAGGATGACTTGGTTAGCAGCGTTAGGGTCAAAGTTAGCGCGTTCACGTACAGCATCTGCATCGATCTTGCGAGTAACTTTGGTATGTAGTTTTTGAATGGTTTCAGGCGACAGTAGTTTTTCTGCAGCTGGCCATACGTCTAGTAGTTGTTTGACTGTGTTGCAGCTTTTGATTACTTGCAGGATAGACCGGTGAAAGTCGTATCGAGCTGTTGAATGTGCTGCTTCTTTTTCAGAAGCGCTGTTTGCGTAGACCATAATTTCGTTACGGTCTTGTTCAACTAACTGATTGAAAGAAACATCGAAGGCCATCCAATGTTCGACAGCTGGTACAGATATCGGTGTGTCTAGCGCAACCCTTAAATTAAAAGTTTCCCTACTAGAGTCATAAGTACAAGGAATATCTTCCAAATGCACATGTGTAACTTCACAGCGTGTGTCGAACGGCCTTACAGCGCTCGTCAAACGAGTTTTGTATTTAAGATTTTCTTGGATGATTGGGTCATTACCAATGTCAATTACCTTAGCGATTAACGGCATGCGATTAACCGCTGCACGTATTTTGTTTGCAAGTTCAGGGTTTTTTGTTGGCGATGGGTTGGTATTGTCCCAAGCGTCCATAGCTTTTAGCTCAATGTCATTAGACATTTGTTGGGTCATGCGTACAGTTGCCATAATTCTCTCCTTAGATAAGTACGTTGGCGTTGTCTTGCGTCCATTGTTGGAACGCTGTGGTTTGCATTAGCTCGCGATCTTTAGCGAGTGAGTCACGTACAAGCACCACCTGGTATTCAGCTGGCATACGCTTTGCGTACTTCATGATCTCTGCAAAGTTGTTGGTATCGGCGCGAGATGCTAGTGCACCAGATACTGCAAACAGGACTGACGGATCGTCAGGGACTGTTGTGTTGTACGGGCTACGTACAATTGCATCGAGGTCAGGCATCTTGTCGATGGACTTTTTGAATGCAATGAACTCACCAGCAGGCCCATCACCAATGAGTGATGCTGTGCCGTAGAACTCATCGTCAGTGTTGATGCCCATAAACGGTAGTTTGCGGTCAACCATTTCCCATGCACGTGGTGTAGGGAATGCATTCTCGCGTGCATCCAGGGAATGCAGTAGTTGTGGGCGGTAACGTAAGAACGAAATAATAGTAGGACTAATATTGTTTTGCATAGCCCAAGCAACCCAGTCATCGATGTTGGCTTCGATCTCGTAATGAGCGAAGCGGTTCTTAACGGGTGTTGGCATTTCGTGCACAGCTGCGCGGTCAATGCTGCGGTTGCCCGCTGCGATGATGGCAGTGCCGGCAGGTAGTGTGTATGTACCAATCTTTTTGTCGAGTACCAGTTGCAACAAAGCGTTTTGTGTAGCTTTGGGTGCGTTAGGCAGCTCGTCGACAAGCAGTACGACGTTACCTGCGTAGTTACTATCGGGGTAGTCTTCGGGCACGCCGTACCTGGTACGGTATGTACCGTCTTCTTGCTCAACAACCTTGAGGCCGCCGCGTACATCGACTGGGTCAAACAAGTTGGCGCGCAGTTCGAATAGCTTGGCGTTGAGGTCGTCAGCAATTTGATAGGCGATCTGAGACTTGCCGATACCTGGCGGGCCCCAGACCATAGTAGGTATGTTAGCGCGTGCATTGGCGCGCAGCTCGTTGGTTAGTAGTGATGGTCGAATGGAACGCATAATGTACTCCTTACTTAGTTGCGTTAGTGATATCGTGGTTATTCCTTACTGCGATGCCTACTTGCATAGGATCGCTTAAGTGTTTCGGCATCATTGTCCTCCTTGGCAATGAACTTGTTATGACAAAAGCGGCAAGCGCCATCGGTCAGACGCATCCTGCGTCCGCAAAAATCACACTGGCCTTTGGGTCTGTTATCTTTGATCACGGCCTTTTCTCCCTCGGTAGAAATCTACAGTCGGTTTGAAATTACGGCAGTGGTAAGCAGGTGGTCTGGGGAACTGTATGTGCAGGTCGTTTGCTGAGCCTGAATTAATGTAGCGTTGACATACATTTGCGCGTGGGCACAGTCCGTCGTTGCACAGTACTTTGATAGTTCCCCAGAGTTTACCGTTTTGGGTCATAGTTCTTGCCCCATGTACGATCGATTTCAGCACGTACACGTTTGCGCATAACGTCATCCAATTGCTTGGCTTCGGTTACGATGCGGTGCGTGGTGAAGTCCGTCACTTTGCCTTCCATTTTACGAACAGCGTACATTACTGATGTATGGTCTTTATCTGCCCAACGTCC